CAATAATCTCGTTTTGATTCTGCAACAAATTATTTAGGCGCTCTTGAGTCTTCTCAGAAATTGCTACAATTGTGTCATCTGAAAGAACGTAGTGAATCTTTCCCTCAACGATTCTGTCAATCTTGTTTAGAGATCTGATTTTATGAACCACTGGGTCTACACTAAACATATGTGTAGAAGCTAACTGGATGTAATTTTCAATTAGAGTATCAGTCACTCTAACATCATAATGTTCTTTGATAATCTCAGCAACCTTTGAATCTGGAATATCATTATATGTTTCGCTAGAAACATCTTCCAGAATGGGATCTACAACATCTCTGGTCTTTTCAGAGATGTTCATTGATCTTAAGAATTGCTTATAATCCATCTATTATTCTTGTTCTGTTGTAGGCGCAACTACATTAAACATATTATGAGCAACTTGTACTCGTAGATCGTCTAGTTTAGTTGATAGCTTTTCAGCCATGGCTGCTTGGAAAGCACCTTCTGTGTCTGCAGCGTTACCTTGTACAATTGCTGAAATTAAGTTTTTCACAGTATCAGTCATTTAGTTCTCCTTAATTTGGCCAAGATCCCTTTTGGGATTTCTTAGATGATGTTTTGGTTGGTTTATCTTCTGGAGCAGCTGGTGCTGGAGCAGAATCTTGTTGATCTTGTCCACCGTCTTGTGCTGCTGCATCTTCTGGTGGAGCGATTGCGTTCTGAGTCATAAAGTTTTGAGCAGCTGTTTGCTGAGCGCCATCGAGTGTTCCAAGCTGTTCAGCATGAGTCAATTGATCTTCACGTTCTTTCTCAATCTGCGCATCGATATCTTTGATATCATCTTCTTTCAACTGAAGAACATTCTTACGAACCCACTCAAGAGAGTAGTATTTACCAACGAATGGGTCTAATTGAGCAAGCATGTTAACACGTTGCAATAGAACTTCAGAATCTTTTAGTTCAGAGTAATGGTTATCTTCAACAAAGTCATATCTAATGTCTTGTTTGATCTCATCCCACTCTTCTGGCTTGATGATATTTTTTGCAATAAGTTGAACACGTAGAGCATCAGTGAACATCACTGAGAATTTTCTACGAAGTCTTACAATAAACTTATTGAATTTAATTTCTTCACGGCTAATTTCTGTTGAACGACCAATAGAGAAACCTTGTTGCGCTTGCAAACGGCTCAATGGAACATTCAAAGCGTGATATAGTTTAGATTGGAAGTATTCAATATCTTGAATCTCTCCCAAGTTTTGACCACCTGGAAGTGTTGTGATCTCTGTACCCTTACCACCTTCACGGCGAGGCATCCAGAAGTCTTCCATCATGGACAAGTGTTTACGGTCGTCTCGCGTTTCACCAGTAGTTGCATCATAAACAATCTTGTTGCGGAACTTGTTCATGATATCATTAACGTACTGTTCAGCCTTCAACTTTGGAAGGTTACCAACGTCAACGTAGAAAATACGACGTTCAGGTGCACGAGAGATACGATAGATGACCAAAGCGTCTTCGATCATCTTTAATTGATTTACTGGTTTGATAGCCTTATGTAGATAAGACATCATCATACCAGTGTTCTGCTCAATATATCCAGATGGGACATATAGTACAGAATCCAATGACATTTTAACACCTTGTGTCGCGGCATCAGAGATACCTTTGTCATTATACAAGTAGAACTCTTCTACTGTCTTAACAACCTCAACACCTTGAGCGTTCTTTTCTTTTACAATATTCTTGATTCTACGAATCTTACGTGGGTCAATATGACGCAATTCAACGATACCTTGTTTAAGGTTATTTTCGTTAATCAAGATATGAAAATATAGTCTTCCGTCAATATACCAATTGCGGAACAACTCATGGGCTCTATCGTTAAACTTTAGAACCTTTAAGATATTTTGAAATTCTTCTTTGAATTTATTTTTAATATTTGCAGAAACGTTTACATCGTCTAAGACAATAGTAACTGGTTGATGGACACCATCTGCAACAATTGCTTCATTGACGATATCATCAATCGCGCCATCACAATCACTGTACTGGGCTGTTTCACGATAACGACGGATAAGGTCATTCTCGTTCTTAACGATACTATCAAGGTCAACAACCAAACCGTAGTAACCACCAGAATTGACTCCAAAGCTGGTATTAACTACGGTTGAGCCGTCACCATCAACAGCGCTTGGCGGCACAATAGACGTCAGCGCTGTTTGGTTTTTACGTTTTATCTCGAATCCAAAGATATTCATAATTAAATTGTCAACTTAGATTATAGCGGTAAAGAACCGACTGGAGTATCAACAGAAACGTTAACTCCGAAGCCAGAAGTTGCGCCAGTATTAGAAGTGAAGAAGTTGTATTGGAATTCAACATCAAACTGCTCGATAGCATTTTGTTGTTCATAATCCAAACCAATAGCTCCAATAACAGTTGGGAAAGCGTCAACAAACTTATATGTCTTGATGATGCCACCGTTACGATCTAGTTGGTGAACAGACATGTCTACTTGATAATCAGATGGATTGACCTTACCGTTAGTAGTGTCATAGTTCTGGATACCAGCTTGCCATTGTTCTAGAGCGTTACGGATACCAAATGTAGTATCGTTGTAAACAGTTACAGTCCATGGTTGGAATGTGCGCTCGCCAGCAAAGTTAACTGGGCGTCCACGATACAAGACTGGAAGAGTCTCGATAGTAGAAGCTGGTAGTGTAGCAGCCTTACATAAGAACTGCGCACGTTGACCAGCTACAACGCCAGTAGTAACGAATGACGGGAATGTCATTTCTACACGGAACTGATTAGGGCGAGCACCGCCCCCAATCATTTGTGCTTTAAAGTCAGCAATATTTGCCATTTAAATCTCCTTGTTCTCTTATTTATCTCTTACTTCTTAAGCGCCAATTTCGCTGAAGTTAATTCCAGAGCGAGCAGCGACAAAGTTAAGAGTAATAAAGTTGATAGAACGGTTTGGTTTAACGAAGATATCGGCAACGAATTCGTTACGGTCAATAACCTCACCAGTGTTGTTAGATTCATCGCACTTAACGATGAAATCAGTAATACCACGGCGACCTTGAACATCACGTAGGAACGGCTCGACCAAGTTCTTGAACTGGGCACGAGTGAAACCATCGTTAAATTCGAACAACTGATACTTAGCAGCAGTTGCGATTGCCTTTTCCATAACGATGAACAAGCGACGAACGTTGATACGATCGAAAGCAGATGGCTTAGACAACAATGTCTTATCACCGAACAACACAGTACCTTCACCTGGGAAAGTGACAACTGGGTTAATACCAGCTTTGTACAAGTTATCACGATCAGTCTTGTGTAGGTGAACTGCCAACTTAACAACATTCTTGATTTGACCACGGTTCAAACCGCCTGGAGAATACCATGGATCATTAGTATAGTCAGTACGAGCACATAGACCAGCAACATCACCGTTTAGAGGAACCCAACGATACTTGTCGTTGTAACGGTCATATTGATACTTGAAACCAGAGTCCATAACTGCATAAGAAGTAGATGGAAGCTCATCGCGATACGCGATTAGACGTTCAACTGCATCAACAGAACTTAGAATAACTTCGCCAGTAGTGATATCTTGTGGAGAGATGAAAGCTACACAATCTTTACGGTGTTCTGCGATGTTATTGATAACAAACTCAGCGACCGTTGCAGAAGCCTTACCGACTGGAATCAAGCTGATATCATATTGAGTATCGTCAGCCAATAGATCCCAAGCAGTCATACGCTCACCATCTGTAGCACCTGTTGTATCAATACCACCAGACAAACGATAGTCGCTATAACCAGCATTAACAAACGCTACGTTATCAGCAACAGAACCCCAGTTTGTACCACCAACAGGGTGATCCATCCACCAGATGTACTGAGAACGAGAGTTGATTACGTCTTTGTAATAGTTATTAGAACCATCAGATTTCTTGGCATTAGAAGCCTTAGAAACGAATGGGAATCTTTCTAGGATAGCTCCTGGAGTTCCTGTCCAACGACCATCAGCATCAATAACGATGATGTGTAGTTCATCATTAGAACCAGAAACAGAAGCAGCAAAGTCAGAAGTAGCTGGAGCAGAATCAAACTCATTCTTATGATCCCATGTTGACCATTCACCAGCATCACAAACACCAACGTAGATAGAGTTACCTAGAGATCCTGGATACTTAGCAGCCCACTGTCCGATGACAGCAGCACCGTTAATGTAATTCTGTAGATAATCAGAAGAGTTATTGATCTTAACACCAGAAACTACTACTGTTGCAGTTGCAGTAGCGCCAGTTCCAGAAGATGGTGGTGCAATAGAAACAGAAGGTGCGCTAGTATAGCCAGAACCAGCGTTACTGATAACAACACTAAGAACAGATGATGTTGAGATTGTAACTGTTCCAGCAACAAAACCTAAACCATCACCA